ATGGAAGAAGCCACGGTTTTGGCCGTGCGTTCATTGTCGCCTGTCATCATCACAAGCTTCTGCACGCCCAGCTTCCGCAGGCTGGTGAGCACCGCGGAGGTTTCCTCACGCAGCGGATCTTCAATGCAGATCACCGCAGCGAGGGTGCCCGCAATGGCGAGATAGAGATGGGAATATTCGTCCGGGAGTGCGTCAAACTTATCCTGCTCGCCCGCGGGAATGACGCAGCCTTCGTCCTGAAAGACGAAGTGATAGCTGCCAATGACGACCTGCTCACCGTCCACCGTGCTGGAAATGCCGTGGGCCACCACATACTCTACCTTGGAATGGCGTTCCTCGTGATGCAAGTCTCTGCGATTTGCTTCGGCCACCACCGCTTTGGCCATGGAGTGGGGGTAGTGTTCTTCCAGGCAGGCGGCAAGACGGAGCATTTCGTTCTCGTCTCGGCCCGCAAAGGTGACGAGCTTTGCGACCTTCGGAGAGGCGTGGGTCAGGGTGCCGGTCTTGTCAAAGACGATGGTGGAGGCCTCGGAGACCGCCTCCATAAAGCGGCCGCCCTTGACGGAAATGTTGTAATAGCTGGCTTCCCGCATGGCGGACAGCACCGAGATGGGCATAGCCAGCTTCAGCGCGCAGGAGAAATCCACCATCAGAATGGAAAGCGCCTTTGTGGCGTTCCCGGTCAGCAGCCATGTCAGCACCGTTCCGCCGAGGCTGAACGGCACCAGCTTATCCGCCAGATGGGAGGCTCTGTCCTCCGTTGCGGACTTGAGCTTTTCCGATTCCTCAATCATGCGGACAATGCGGTCATAGCGGCCGCTGCCGGCGTCCTTGTCCACGCAGACAACGCATTCGCCTTATCATCCCGGAGTTGATGCCGGACAAGATACCCGCAGATTTCCAGTTCTTTCAACGCCGCGCCAATGGCGTCCACGCCTTCTTTACAGATAGCGGCGAGGCCGCGTGTCGTGTAATTCCACTCATTTGTGAGTGAAAGCATTTTTGAGAGCAGTCCCACCGATTTCAGCGTCAAACGCTTGTCCCGCAAATGATAGTTGGACATTACCGTGTAGTTCTGGTTTTTCTCAACACGAAAGACTGCCATTTTATGCTCACCTCTCTTGCTGTTGCTGCCGTCTGCGCTGCCACTGCTCCAGCAGTTTGATGATGGTTTCCTGCATTTTCAGCGGCGTATAGCTTTTCGGAAAGTATTTGCGCAATGTTTCAGAGCCCAGGGTGACCTTATCCAGATCACCCTTTTTCTCCTCAGACATGATCGCGTCCATAACATCCTCCGACAGCTTGCCTTCGGCGCTGTACTTTTTCAGGCGCTGTGCCTGCGAAAGAGAGGGGGTAGCCTGCTGCTCGTCCATCGCCACCAAAAGCTGCCGCTGTTCTTCCGGCTTGAGGAAAGACAGTTCATAGGCTGGATTAAAAGCAATGGTATGTCCATCCACCATATTCAGAATCTCCGGGATAAGTTCCGTCAGGCGAACGTAACGGAATATCTGATTTTTGCTCTGCCCGACCTGTTCAGCTAAAAGCTCACTGGATTTCTTGCCACCATAATCGTTCCCAAGTTGGGAACCATTTTCTTTGCTGGGTCTGCCAGCCTGCCGTTTCATTGCGTCTAATTTCATTTTGTAGGCGAAAGCGCGCTCGCTGGGGAGAATATTTTCACGCTGTAAATTGGAATCGACCATGATGATTGTCGCGGCATCATCGTCCAGATCACGGACAATGACAGGCATGGTCGCTTTCCCCGCCAATTCGCTGGCATGGTGCCTCCGGTGTCCGGCCACCAGCTCATAACCACCCTCCGGATCAGGACGGACAATAGCGGGCACCAGAACGCCATACTGCCGAATACTTTCGGCGGTATCCATCATGGCTTCGTCATCCTTGACCTTAAACGGATGATTTTTGAATGGGTGCAGCTCCTTCAACGGTATTTCCACGACTTTCTCACGCTCTGCATCGGCTCTGCTTTCTTCCGTCGTGAAAAGATCATCGACTGAGGCCAGCTTTACATTTTTCACGCTGTTTTTCAATTTTCAACACCTCCTTTGTCAGATTTTCATACGCCTCTGCCACCTTGCCGGCTGGGTCGTGCGTATAAACGCTCTTTCCCTCTGCGCTGCTTTCTTTTGCCCTGACAGAATGGGGGATTTCGGTACCGAACACCTTAATCTTTTCACCATAGGTATCACGCAGCAATGAGCTGATGTCCCTTGCAAAATTGGTTCGATTATCCACCATAGTCAGCAGAATACCGTCGATTTGCAGCTTAGGGTTATGATGCCTGTGGACTTTTCAATCAGGAATACTCCGGACGCCCCATTATTGAGTTTGTGCGGCACAACGGCGGGAAGAAACTGGCCGACGAGGAGCCGCTGAAAAATCAATTATCTTTGATTTGAGAGGAGCAGAATCATGGAAAATCTAAATAAATTTGCAGCGGAGGTCCACCAGAACGCCGTAGAGCATGGCTGGTGGGACGAGGAGCGGAGCTTTGGAGATATCGTCGCTCTGTGCCATTCGGAGCTGTCCGAGGCTCTGGAGGAATTCCGCTCCGGGCGGCCTATGGTGTACTGCGAAGCCCTGGGGACAAACAAGGCTTGCATGGACGGCGAGTGCGGCGGAATTGAGTGCCTGAGCTGGTTTACGGGCAGAAAGCCGGAGGGCATCGCCGTTGAGATGGCTGACTGCATCATCCGGATTCTGGACTGGTGCGGCAAGGAGGGCATAGACATCGAGGCAATTTTGGAAGAAAAGCACGCATACAACAAGACGCGGCCATACCGGCACGGAGGCAAGGCGTTATGACAAAAGAGCTGTGCGGGAAATGCGCCGCGCTGCTGCGTGAGGGATTCAACATCAAGCGCGTAGGCGGCGGCGTGGACAACAAAATTACCTGTTCCAACTGTGGCCGGAGGCGCTACGGAGCTACCTACGAGGTAAGCGTAAGGAAACGGCCTCCAGAGCAAAGCAAATGAAATGCTTTTGCATTGCATTAGTATAATGTATAAGAGGTCCCTGGGCTGACGCCTGGGGGCCTCTTTTTTGCTGCCTGCCGGTCAAGGGAGAGAGAGGGAGAGGGGGGATTATAGGGGGGTGAGAGTGTGAGAGGGTTCCCCACGCGTGAGAGAGCTTCCCTGCCCGTGATTTTTTAAGCTCCTTCCTGGCGCAATTTAAAATAGCCTTTGCTACGATGAAAGCAAATCCATTCGGAAAGGACGGGAGCACTCATGGCAAAAAGTAAATACGAAACCCATGTGCTTCCCAACCTGGAGAAGATTACCTCCTGGGCCAAGCAGGGAGCTACGTCAAAAGACATCGCCGCAAAGCTCAAAGTCTCCTACTCCACCTTCCGCAGCTACATTGCCATGGGAGAGGATGGGGACGGGCGCTACACGGCGCTTTCCGAGGCTTTCGCGCAGGCGTGCGAGGTTCCGGACGAGACTATCGAGACGGCGCTGTTCAATCGCGCCAAGGGCATTGAGTACGAGGAAAAGACCTTTGAGCGCGTCCTGAATAAGGCCAGCGGAAAATTCGAGGAGGTCTGTACCAAACGCGTCACCAAGTTTATTCCGCCTGACCCTACCAGCGCGATGTTCTGGCTCACCAACCGCAGGCCGGACCGCTGGAGCTATAAGCCGCAGCCTGGAGAGGATGACGACGGCGAAAACTCCGGCGTTGTTATGCTGGCCCCGGTCATGGAGCGCCCGGAGCCGCCGGAAGGAGGCGGAACGGATGCCTAAAGTAGCATGGAAGCCACAGCCACGCCAAGCCGCGCTCATGGCCCGCTTTGAGGACGAGGCCCTGTATGGAGGAGCCGCCGGAGGAGGAAAGTCCGACTGCGCCCTGGCCGAGGCGCTGCGGCAGGTGGAGGTTCCGTATTATCGCGGGCTGCTTCTGCGAAAGACATACCCGCAGCTTACCGAGTTGATGGACAGGTCCACCGAGATTTACAGCCGCGCGTACAAGCGGGCCAGGTTTAACGAGAGCAAGCACGTCTGGACCTTCCCCAGCGGCGCTAAGATTTTCTTCGGTTCTCTCCAGCACACCAAGGACAGGCTCAACTACCAGGGCAAGCGGTATGACTTCATCGACTTCGACGAGCTGACGCAATTTCTCTGGGAGGAGTACAGCTATCTGTTCTCCCGCAACCGCCCAAACGGGCCAGGAACGCGCTGCTATATGCGCGCCCAGGCAAACCCCGGCGGCATAGGGCATGGCTGGGTGAAGGAGCGTTTTATTACGGCGGCCAAGCCCATGCAAACCATCTGGGAGCAGGTGAAAATCAGGTTCCCCGACGGACACGAGGAGACGCGCTGGAAGTCCCGCATCTTTGTGCCGTCGTCCGTGTTCGACAACAAAATCCTGTTGGAGAACGACCCGGACTACCTCACAAAGCTGGCCTCCATGCCGGAGCAGGAGCGCAAGGCTCTGCTGTATGGAGACTGGGATACCTTTTCCGGGCAGGTGTTCACGGAATGGCGCAACGATTCCGACCACTACAAGGACCGCGTGAACACGCACGTTATAGACCAATTCAAGATTCCGGAGACCTGGGCTATCTGGCGGAGCTTCGACTGGGGCTATGGGCGCGCTGGAGATGATGGACTTCGAGGGCATCGACAAGGTACGCGAGCAGGTGCAGCAGGGGCAGACCCTTCTCAATATCTGCCAGCAGATGTCCCAGCAGCTTGACCAGATGGCCCTTATCATCCAGACGCTCACCGGGAAGGACATGGGCGTTGGGGGCGCTGCGGGAGGCTCTGGAGGAAGCACTGCCGCAGGCGGGCAAGTACCTGCGAGCGGAGCAAATGGAAGCGGGAGCGGGCTTGCAAGCGGAATTATGGAGGCACAAACGCCGATGACCGACTACGGCACAAAGCTGGCGTCCCGCAGCAAGCCCAGCATGGCGGCCACCAGCAACGCGGCCAAGCCGAAAGTGTAGGCGGAGGAGACGATATGACGAGGGTTTACGCGGAAAAGGACGGAGACAGCTATCTCCTCTCTGCCGAGGGACACGCCACCGGAAACGAGCAGGTATGCGCTGCGGTATCTGGAATCGTTTATGCCCTGGCTGGATACCTGACAAACGCGGCGCGGGACGGGTACGCGACATCCTACGCACTTGAGACAGACAGCGGAAAGGCCCTGCTGCATTGCTACGGCGGAGAACGCGTGGAGGCTGCCTACGATATGGCTGTCATCGGCTTGCAGCAGATTGAAAAGCAGTATCCGCAGCTCGTGAAGGTGGAATTCAGCGCGGGATGAAAAATTTTTCGGTTTCCCTGGCGCAATCGAAAAGTGCTTATGCTACGCTCAAGCTGTCCTCCTGCTTCACCTGAGAGGGGCGGCAGCCAGTGAAAATGCTCTGACTGCCGCCTTGGTGAAGTACGAGACCGATGCACGGGGGCGATACACCCGCGACGACAAAGGAGGCATCTTATGAAACGCAAGGATTTGCTGGACATCAACCTCTCCCTGTTTGACGGCGCTGCCGCAGGCGGCGGGGACGGTGCGGGGGCGGCGGCCTCCGGACAGGCTGGTGACGGCGCAAAGGGCGATTCCCAGGCTACTGCACCCGGTTCCACCCGCCGGGGAAAGAACACGGGCGAATTTAGCACCGTCCTTTTCGGCAAGCAGGAGACACCGGCGGCGGCTGGTGACGGCTCTGGCTCCGATTCAGGACAGCAACAGTCCTCCGACGCCGGGAGTGACAAAAAAACGGGTGTGACCGTCACATCCGATGCTCTGGAAGATAAGCGCAAGGCTTTCCAGGAGCTTGTGAACGGCGAGTACAAGGACGTCTACACCGAGGAGACACAGCGCATCATCGACCGGCGCTTCCGGGAATCAAAGAACCTGGAGCAGCAGGTGGGCCGCAATCAGCCTGTCATTGATATGCTGATGCAGCGGTACAAGATTGCGGACGGGGACATCACCAAGCTGTCCGCCGCCATCGAAAACGACGATGCATACTGGTCCGAGGCCGCCGAGGAGGCGGGCATGAGCGTGGAGCAGTACAAGCAGTTCCAGAAGCTCCAGCGTGAAAACCAGGCTTTGCTTGACGACCAGCGCAGACGTCAGAGACAGCAGGACGCACAGCAGAAACTCCAGAAGTGGTACGGAGAGGCCGAACAGGTCAAGTCTCAATACCCTGGATTCGACTTGAACGCGGAGGCGAAAAATCCGCAGTTCCTTTCGATGCTGCGAGCTGGCGTACCTGTGCAGCACGCTTATGAGGTCATCCACATGGAGGACATCAAGGCGGGCGTGGCCCAGACGACTGCCAAGCGAACGGAAAAGCAAGTCGTGGACGGCATCCGCGCCAAGGGCGCGAGGCCGCAGGAAAACGGCACATCTTCCCAGAGCGCATTTACAGTGAAGGACGACCCGTCCAAGTGGTCCAGGAAGGACCGCGAGGAGGTCATCCGCAGAGTTGCGCGGGGAGAGACTATCAAGCTTTGATGTCTCCTCCCCCATAAGGGAAAGGAGAATTATCATGTATAAAACCAAAAACGCGGCGGCGGAGAAGTTCCTGCTGCTGCCCATCCTGCTGAATCTGTTCGACGGCAACACCAACATTACCGGCGACAGCGGTCTGTCCGACGAGATGAAAACCTTCTACTCCGACTATCTCATTGATATGGCGGAGCCGGAGCTGGTCCACGACCAGTTTGCCCAGAAGCATCCCATCCCGAAAAATGGCGGCAAGACCATTGAATTCCGCAAGTACGACCCGCTGCCCAAGGCGCTTACCCCTCTTACCGAGGGCGTTACCCCCAACGGCCAGAAGCTCTCCATGGGCGTTATCACGGCGACCGTGCATCAGTACGGCGGCTTTATCGAGCTGTCCGACATCCTGCTGCTGACCTCCATTGACAACAACCTGGTGCAGGCGACTAAGCTGCTGGGCAGCCAGGCGGGCCGGACACTGGACACCATCACCCGTGAGGTCATCAACGGCGGAACCAACGTGCAGTATGCGGAGGGCCAGGTATCCAGCCGCGCCGCGCTGGTTGGCGGAGACGCCACCGCCGCGAACAATCACTATCTGTCCGTTGACGCTGTTCGCCGCGCCGTTCGCTTCCTGAAAGTGATGAACGCGCCCCGCATCAATGGCTACTACGCGGGCATCATCCATCCGGATTGCTCCTATGACCTGATGTCCGACCCCAAGTGGGTGAACGTCAAGACCTATTCCGACCCGGACGGCATCTACGAGGGCGAGATTGGCCGCATTGAGGGCGTCCGTTTCGTAGAGACCAGCGAGGCAAAGGTGTTCCACGGCGACGCGCTGACGGCTGCATCCCGCAATCTGACCGTAGCATCCGTGGCCTCCAAGACCTTCACGGTGGACGAGGCCATTACCGCCAGCGAGGCTACTGCGCTCGCCGGGCGCAAGGTCATCATCAAGGGCGTGCTTTACACCGTCGCCTCCTCTGCCGCAGGCGCGGCGGGAGCTGCGACCATTACCGTACAGGAAACCGTGACCGGCTCTCCTGCCGACGGCGATGCCGTGTATCCGGGCGAGGGCGGAGCGGCTGGCCGCGACGTGTACTCCACGCTGATTACCGGCGCGGATGCCTACGGCGTGACGGAGATTTCCGGCGGCGGCCTCCAGCACATCGTTAAGCAGCTCGGTTCCGCCGGTACTGCTGACCCGTTGAATCAGCGCGCAACCGCTGGCTGGAAAGCAACTAAGGTTGCCGAACGCCTGGTTGACCCGTATATGATTCGCGTCGAGACCACTTCCACCTTCACCGCTGCGTAAGAACCGGGCGGCAGGACCGCAATCCTGCCGCCCTTCTCTAAATTATTACCGACAGGAGGAAATATCTATGGCTACCACCAAGAAAGAAGTTGCTTCCGATGAACAGGAGCAGACCGTGCAGACGACGGAAGCTCAGTCTGACGCAACCGCCCAGGCGGAAAAAATCCTGGCCGATGCAAAAGCGGAGGCCGACAAGATTCTGGCAGACGCCAAGGCCAAGGCTGCGGCGGGAGCGGAGGCGGCAAAAGATACCGCAAAAGCGGAGGCCGACATCCCTGTTGACCCCGGAGAGCGGCTGGTAAGCATCCGCTTGTTCAAGGACAACGACAAGTACAAGGATGATGTTTTCGTCGCAGTCAACGGGGAGCGCGTGCAGATTCGGCGCGGCGAGACCGTTCTTATCAAGAAAAAGTTTGCGGACGTGCTGGAGCAGAGCATGAAGCAGGACGTAGCCACCGCCAACATGATTGAGCGTGAAAGCTCTGAATTTGAGGCAAAGGCCGCCGCGCTCAAGCTGTAAGCTGCTGACGAAACAGAATAGACATCCGCGAATATCCAAGCGGCTGCGACACGGCGCGGCGAGGCACAGGAGGACCTACCTCCAGCCTTGCCGCGCTTTTTAACTACCGATGGAAGGAGGTAAAACACAATGGACAGAACGGTAAACGTGACCGTTAACGGAGAATTCGTCCGGAAGGACAGCAAAAACGCTGGCGTTCAGGGGGAGGCCAACGTCACCACGCTACACATCGTTATGAGCGCGGACTGGGAGGAGTTCAGCAAGCGCATCGTCTGGCGCGACGCGCTGGGAGAGCATCCTGTTTCGGTTCTCCTTTACAATTCCGTAGAGGACCTTGCAAGCGGGCACGACCCGCTCGTATTCGACACGACTATTCCGGCGGAGCCGCTGGCCCTCCCTGGCTGGTGTAGCTTTACCATTGAGGGATTCCGAGACAGCACGCCGACGGCTGTATCCATCACCGTGACCGACACGCTTTTGGTAAAGGTGAACGATACCTACAACACGCCTGCGGAGCCGACGCCGACACAGGCGCAGCAGCTCCAGACGCAAATCGACGAAATCGTGCCGCAGGTTACAGAAATCGTCGGAGAGGCCGTGGATGCGCTGACACAGGCGGAGGAGGCCGTGAAGGTGTGGGCCGTATGGAACGACTACACAAAGTACCTTCCGCTGCAAAAGGTATCTCGCCTTGGAAGCTCCTACATCTGCAAGTTGACGAACGTGGGAAATGACCCCGCCGCTGATGTTGCCGATGGGACCGAGGGAACCTACTGGCTTTTGATTGCCAAAAAGGGAGACCAGGGAGCACAGGGGGCGACCGGCGCACAGGGGGCGACCGGGAAACAAGGGATGCAGGGATTACAGGGATTTCAAGGAGAGCAGGGCGTCCAGGGAGCACAGGGGCCGCAGGGCGAGCGCGGTATCAACGGAGTAGCAGTTGCCACATCCGGGATGGTTGCTTTCAACGTAGACGAAAGCGGGCATCTGCTCTGCTCTTATACCGGAGACCAGCAGCCCGGCTACTATATCGGAGAAGATGGTCACCTTTATTTGACCGTCAACACTTAGAAGGGAGGATAATCCATGCCTACTTTTGATTTAGGCTCTGTCGTAGGCCCGCAGGGTACGCAGGGCATCCAAGGAGAACAGGGCATCCAAGGCGTGCAGGGAGTGCAAGGCGTGGCCGGAAACGACGGCGTGACGCCGAACGTT